GTAAACTAAAAACCAATTGGAGTACCAGAAACCGTAAAATACAAGATTGGTATAATATGCTAACCTTGAAAGATGAACTTGCCCAAGAAGGTATGGAATCTGTCACCTCCAATGACCCTAGAACTGGGTTTAATCTAGGTAAACATCTAATAACCTCTAGCATAGTAGCCCATAAGATAAGTGTGGAGGAGTTAGCCACAGCCGAAATAGCAGCTACCAGCTACCTAGAAAACTACACAACCAAAAGATGGACAGCCGAAGAAACTCGCTATCGTAGAATGGGTAGGCAAAGTTTCAAAGGACAGTTGGTTGGCCTCATGCTAGCCACTGGCTGGATTTCAGTATTCAGTATGGTGGAGGAAGATAAAATCTGGTCTGAAGTATGGAACCCTTATGAAGTCTTCCCTGAGTTTGGTCGTGATGGTATGATAGAGGTAGTTCATATCTACTCTGTAAGTCCTTCTGAGGCTAATCTCAAAGCCAAAAACATGGGTTGGAATGTAAAAACACCATTTACTAGCAAGTCCAATCTTTACAACTATTGGGGATTTGACGACAGTGGTGATGTGGTTAATGGTATAATCCTAGGCCAAGACTTTGTTAAGGAGTTGCAGGTAGATGTAAACCTAACTAATCTAAGCCAGAAGTTAGGTAAAGGCATTCTACCAGTATTTATGACTCCTGTTGGTGGATTACCCGACATGGGAGCCATAGACGCAAAGTGGCAGGAACATTTTGGTGAAGGCATGGTAGCCACCAACGAAGCACTTACCAAAAACTATGATAAGATGTTAACCTACACCCAACAGCTAATAAGGGATACAGCTAACCCTCGCTGGTTTGAGCGTAGTTCTGGTGAGACTCCGATACTTACTGAGGAAAATATGTTTAAGCGTGGAGCTATATTTAGAGGGGCACCTGGTGAAGATATTATGGCTTTACCTGTTCCTCCAATTCCTGTAGAACTATCCACTACAATGTTTAACTACCAAAATATGCTACAGAGAGGTGCCTTTCCTTGGGCTGTGTATGGTAACATCCAACAGCAAATGAGCTACCTGGCTATGGCTAACATAGCCTCAGCAGCCCTACAAGTATTAACTCCTTATATGGATGGCTACAGAGGGCTATTGTCGGACTTAGACAACTATTGGTATAATATGATAGAGGAGTCTGGCTACAGACCTCATAAGTTTAATATGCCTAAGAATCTGCCAGAGGAATTTGAATTTGAAGTACAAGCTGAGATTGAAATTCCTGGCTTCCTAATCCAACGAGCTACTGTAGCTAGGATGCTAGACCCAACATTTAGGTTATCCACCACCACTGTTATGGATAGGATGTTCCCTGAGATTAGGGATAGTTTGAGAGAACAGGCTAAGGCTAGAAAAGATGATGCTATGATGCATCCTAAAGCCATAATGGTAGACCAGATAATAGCCTATAGAGAGCAAGCAAAGATACTTAGGGATGCTCAAGATGTGGACTCAGCCGAGCTATATGAGGCGTTGGCAGAATCAATGAAAGCTGAGTTAACAGCACCTGCACCCCAACCAACTGGTGGACTAGCCAGTCCTGCAGAGCCTGGTAGAGACGTGTACCCAACTAGGGAAGCAACTGCTCCTGTTGAAGGATTAGGGAGAGTGTAAGATGAATGGTGAAGATAATGGGTTTGCTAAATTATTAGCGGATTGGGAGAAAAGGGCTAGGGAGTACGATACACTAACTAAACAGACACAAGAGGAGATTACAACCTTAGAAACCCATGCTGGAGAAACCATCCCAATGAGAGAGGCTCCACCAGTTTCTCCAAAACGTCCTCCTGAAACAATACCCTCCTGGCATAGATATATAGGTGGAGTCCCACCAGAGGCTTATGAACCAAGGACTAGAATCTCATATCCATGGCAGCGTGTGGAGATTAAAAATGAGGCGTTAAGGTTGTCTGAACAGCTGGAGAAAAACGACTTTTATTACAGGTTGTTTAGTGAAGTTCCTTATGTAATTTCTAGCGGTAAGGCTGCCACCATAGAAGATATTTTAGTTAATCTCCCACTACCTACTAACATAACTACTGGTGAGCTAGAGGAAATTGAATCCACAATCTCTGGCATGATTAGTGCAATAACGGGTAGAACAGCACTACCAGAGATGGCAGCTGAGGTAGAAGGAATTACACTACCTGGATTACTCCCTCCTGTACCACCTCCACAACCCATAGGCATCCAGCGAATAACTGTTCAGGAGATATTAAAATCCCTAGCCGCCCCTGTAGTTCCTCCAGCAGTCCTATCTGATGGGGAGTGGAAAACCTTACTCTATGATTCCGGCCAGGTAGAAAAGGAAGGTGATGTGATAAGCCTAGAGGAAGAGGCAGATAGGCTAATTGCTAGTTGGCAGGAACGCAATAATATGCTGGATTCTTTTAGGCAGGGTATAGCTGAAATGCCTGATTACACTGTGGGTGATTTACTAAAAGAGGCTGTGATTCAACCTGGTCTAATGCTAATGGCTCCTTTGAATTGGTATTTTGAACACGTTAGTCAACCTTTAGCAGGATTAACCTACCAGCATTTCTTCCCTGATTTAGAAGTTGCTTATGAGAAGTTCCAGAAAACCGAGAGCACTTGGATGGCAGCCTCTCATGCCTGGAAAGAATGGGACACTAACTGGTTCCTAAAATACATGATAATGGAGAACTTAACTGACCCTATGACCTATGTTGGTTGGGGTATAGCAACTAGGTTAACTAAGCAGGTACCTTATGTTGGGAAGTTAGTAGGTGCTGCTGAAAGAGGTATAGCAGAGATTATGGAGATGCCATTTACTGCCTTAAAAGCTGGACTTAAAAAACTACCCACAACCATAACTCAAAGGGCTTTCAGGGCACAGCATGAAGCAGGACAGCTTTTTGAAAAGTACATAACCAAATACACAGGCAAGTTCTTCCACCAAGTTACTATGAAGGACTGGGGTGAAGCCGCTGAAGCCGCTGTAAAATACCTAGCCAAACATCCACAAGCTGATGATGAAATTGCCAATGCAGCCAGACAACTGTTAAAACATATTCCTGTGGATGAAGTAACCGCTAGAGGCTGGGCTAAAACTTTAGGTAGTACCTTAGGACCTGAAGATATTACCAGAGTTACCGTGCTAAACGTGGATGAGTTGTTTGAGGATATGTTCACCCGCAAAATGCTAGCCCCTAGAGAAGCTGGTGCAAGGCTAATAGGAATACTAGGTGGCGAAAATACCGATGATATGCTAAAACTGGCACAAAGCCTATTAGAGACCAGGGCAGGCCGTATTGCCAATGAAGCTCTGGTCTTTGGTAGGGCTAAAGGTGTTTATGAAGCCATGCGGGCTTTGATGAAGCGTAATTTCAGATACCACATAGCCACTGAAGAATCCCTTGCTGCCTTAGCCAGAACTGAGGTTGGTAGATTTTCCACCCTACTATTTGACATAGGCACTAGAACACAAGGTATCTGGAGAAACTATGTAGAAAAGATTGTAGTTCGTACATTTGCCGAAGCCTACCTAACCTTTGGTATGTATGGGCCAATGAATGTGCTTGAGGACTATATGCGTTCAGCTTTAGGTGGTGTATTCCCAAGACGGATGGATACCAGGTCATGGGAAAGGTTAAGTTGGGGTTTAATCGCTGACCCTAACATGAAGCAGCCTGGTATTTCTGAGATGGTTGGGTATTTAGCCAGAGAAGGTACAGAAGACGGCTGGAATAACTGGGTACTACAACTAGCTACTTTAGGTAAGAAGGACTGGGCTGAGAAAGTCTATACTGCACTTGTTAGAATACCTGGTGCATATGGTATGGATGTGCGTAGGAATTTTGTAGGTGGCAGGTATATGCAGTTGTTGGTTGAGGCTGGAGGTGAAACTGCTGAAGCCCTAGCTAAAGCTGCACCTAAGATGCCTAGAACCATACCCAAAAAACTAGCTAAGCAGTTAGAGGCTGAAGTTTACCGAATGAGTTTGACTGGTCAGCCAGACCTCATCAGAGGGGCTAAAGACCTGTTCACCAGAGCTAATATAATGAAGCAGGAGGTTAAAAATATTCTAACTGATTACCCTGAGTTACCTAACACAGCTAGGAGTTTTATCCTTGACCAATATAATAGAGGTACTTTGTTTGCTGAAGGTGCTCCAACCATAGAAAGGACAGTAACTGATGCTGGCTCTATGGTTATGGACGAGTTCCTTAGAGGCCCTGAATACGCAACCAAGCAATTTGATGACCTTGCTAAAGTCCTAACAGATTTAGATGTAGCCAACCCTGAGGATATGGCTCAGTTACTTAGAAGTACCAGTAAAATGTCGGAAATCTACGGAGCCACTCCAAAACAAATACTAGCACAGGCTTCCATCCATAGCAGAGGACTCCCATTTGCTGAACGTAGTACCATGATTAACAAATCCCTGGATGAGATTTCAGTGTTTATGGATAGAGCAGGTGCCAGCATAGACAGGGTGGTTGAGAAAGCCCGAGTAACTATGCCAGGTATTGGTGTTACCGATGATTATATTACCGCTTCATCTCACCTATTTGATATGCAGACGGCTAAGAGGGTAAAGCTAACCGAGTTAAGGTCTGAGATGGATGCTTGGAGGCGTGAGTTCTTTAGTGGGCTTACAGCCTCAGATTTAAGGAAAGGTGCAACGTGGGATGACTTTTACCTACAGTTAGACGGCCATTTAACAAGGATTGATACATCAGCTATTGAGTATGATGGATTATTAAATGGTGCTAGAGAAATGGTTGATGCAGCTAGTGGTATTAAACCAATTTCCAGACCACCAATTAGAATTACCGATAGAGCATTAGCACCTCAAGACGTAGCCACTTTAATTGGTGTTAGAGGTGATGATGTATCCAGAGCTATGCTGGATGTGCTAACCGCACAGAATAGTAAACCTCATTTTGTAGCCTATGTGATGGGCAAGACCAGACCCAATGATGTAGGGTTTACCAAGGAAGCAGTTGGACAGGTTTACGACCAAATAGCCCTTAGCCTTGGTGTTAAACCTGAAACTGTTAGTTGGATTACCTCAAAGCAACTACAACTAGAAGGTGTTAGACGGGAACTACACGAACTTTGGAATGCTAAATTATTGCCTGACGACCAAATAGCATCTATAGGTAAATACATAGATGATACTGCGGATGCTGTGGGTAATGTAATGTACAAGGAAGGAGTTATTAAACCTGAATTTGCTGACTACGATACTATCCGCCAGAAGGCTATGGATGAAGCTCACCAGTGGTATTACAAAGAATATACCGATTACACCAATGCTAATGTATTTGACTCCATGATGAAGACCATCTATCCATATTGGTCAATTTCCGAGGATACTGAGGTCTTATCCAGAAAGGGGTGGAAGCACTATTGGGAGTTATCTGAGGAGGATGAACTACTTAGCTTTGACAAGGATACTGAGTTAACCTATTGGGATAAGGTACAATACATCAATGTATATGATTATGATGGTGAGGCAATTCATATCAAGAATATTAAAAGTAAGGATTTTATATGTACTCCAAACCATTGGTGGCTTGTTAAGCGACAGAGGAAACAGGATTGGGAATTTGTAGAAGCTAGTAACCTACAGCATATGATGAGGCTACCAAAGGCTGCCAACCATTATTATGAAGGTGAAAGCGTATTAACTCCTGATGAGGCTGCAATACTTGGCTGGAGTTTAACTGATGGTACGTGGGCAAAGAAGTACGGGATATATATACAGCAATACAAGCCAAAGTATGTTGATGAGATAAGAAATTTATTGAATAGGAATGACTGTTTACATAGTGAGGGTATATATAATGAAGTACATCATTTTAGACTAACCTTACAATTTAGAGACTTCCTATACGATAAAATGGATGAGCTTGGCTTGATGTATATAGTTACCCATCTGTCTAAGGAAGCTTCAGAGTCTATGTGGATTGCTATGTATCATGCAGAGGGTAGAGAGGATGGTAGTGGGTTTGTTCAGAATGAGGGTATAGTTTTGGATGCTTTTGAATCATTATCATTTCTTACTGGTAGATTTGTTACTAGGTTACAACATACACCTCCAAATCGTTGGTATCTATACCCTCATAAATCAAAGAGTGCCTGGCTTAGGAGCAAGGACATAAGTTCTATACAATACAAAGGAAAGATGTGGTGTCCTAGGGTTGAGCATAGGACTATACTTATAAGGCGTAATAATAAGGTTACTTGGACAGGGAATACCTATGAATCACAACGTTGGTTTTGGCTCCCAAGAGCCGTTGCTAAGCATCCAGGATTACTAACCAATTACGGACGTTGGCAGAATAACACCGACTATGGTTATGTTCATGTACCTGGAACCTCAATAGATATTAACCCAGCACGTGGTACAGTATTTGGCCTCATGTCTACTAGGATGGTTAGGCGTGATTACCCAGAGTATTATGACGCTTTACCATTTGCAGGTGGTTATGTAGAATTCATGGATTTTCTTAGCCGCTATGGCTTTTACCCAGGTGCCCATCTTGGAATACCCTTAGCCATTATGGGTGGTAGAGAAGCTCAGGTTGGTGAAGTTCTACCAGCTATGTATAAGACTGGATTGGATGCCATGATTGCTATGTTCCCTGATAGTGAGGCTGTTGCGGCAATATCCTCCACAGTATTCAACGACAGGTTTAGAGACTACCTTACCGTCAAAGAAGTAGGTAAACGTGGTGGTAATGGAACCATAATATTCGCCAAGATTAAAGCCAATGAGGAACTAACCGCAGAAGAACAAGCTATGTGGAATGACTCCAGAAAGGAAGTTTCTTGGTATAGTGCAGGCTTTGAGCAGTTTGGATTATTCCGTATGAGGTCTGATGAACAATATGCCATGTATGAAAACGCCTCTAAAGCTATAGAGGAAATGACTGGGTACACTTCAGACCAGCAAGATTGGCTTAGAAAACACGGTTACCGCCTATGGGATATGGTTGGTGGTATGTCACCTACCGAGCAGATAGTTTTGCAGGAGTTAGATTACTACCGCTGGGTAGGCTCAGTTAGACCATTGTTACCAGGCAGACAGCAGGAAATCCTCAACCAAATAGAATTGGGTTGGGATGAAGTCCGTGTATATACTGAGGGGATAGCTGCTGAAAAACTGGAACTGCAAAGGGACTTTCTATCAGGTGCTAGAGGTCCACAAGACTACAACGATATGTTGATAGGGTTGTATATGAAACAAGGTGAATACATAGACCAGAAGATTAAGGAAATCCCACTGATGGATATTGATAACCGCAAAGACTACTATAAGGAATATAATATCCCTCAGCCAGTACTACACCCAATGAGGGAGTTACTCAACCTCTACTTCAACATAGATTTGGAGGAAACTATTGACCCTGAGACTGGTGAAAAGACCAGAGATTGGGATAAGTTTTGGTCCTTACGAGATGCTATTGAGGAGGCTGTACCACCTCACCTAAAGCAAGAGTGGGATGACTACATTGTTAGGAACTCTACCAGAATTGAGCAGGTAAGGCGTGATGTTTACCAAGATTACTTTAAGACGTATAACCAAATTTGGCAGACCGTGTTGGAAACCTTTAACATAGTTGAGCAGCAGTTGGTTGACGAATTCCTCTATTTGGAAAAGACTGGACAGAACCTAGCCAGACAGGCTGAGATTCAAAACACCACTAGAGAGGATGGCAGGAGACTAATTTCTAGTTTCCGTTCTGATGTAACCAATGCCCGTAAAGCTCTAAGATATGCCAACCCAACACTTGATGCATGGTTGTTTTATTGGGGTAGAGTTGGTTCCTTTACAACTCCACAGGCTGAGCAAATCTATTATAATATTGCTCAGGATACAGGTAGAAAAATATAATTACTACTGTATAATACTATATTATTAAATAAAATATATGGCTGAACTTGACATAACACTTGACTTTATTATGTAAAGTATGATAAAATACAGGTATAATCAATAGAGGAGGACTAAAATGACCACAGAACCGACCTACAACTTCAACGCTGATGGTTCTATTAGCATTCCTGTAAGTGGTATACCCACTAGGTATGTTAAGGAATCCGATTTGTTGGCAGTTAAGGGGAGTTCCGAGACAAAGGTGAGGGAGTGGGAAGGCAAAGAATCTCAGCTTAATACCAATCTAGCTGAGGCTAGCCGACTTCGGGAGGAGTCCCATAACCAGCTTTTGCAGGAACGAGCAGCTAAAGAACAGTTGCAGGGAAAGTACAATGACTATGACACCATTAAAACAAAGGTGGGTGAGTTGGAAACTTCACTGAACGCCTCTAAAGAGGTTGTTGGCAAGCATGAAATAGAGCTTGCAGGACGCATTAGAACTAGCCTTATGGCTACCTATAATGTTGCCGAAGAGACCCTAAAAGATAAAGATTTATCCCAACTCAGAAATCTGGAAGATGCTGCCAAAATAATTGGGCCAGGTAAGAATACTAATAATAAACCCAAGTATGATGCAGCAGGTGGTCTAGGTGGCGGAAGCACTCCTGAAACTCCAACTGAAAGAGCCAATAGAATCCTGGAGGAGCATGACGCTAAGCATGGTAGACTACCTAAAGTCTCTAATGCAGGAATTAAATAAGGAGGGATAAATCATGGCAAGTAGTTCAGGTGGACATTGGAAAACCCTTGCAGAGGCACAGAAACTTACCCAGTCTACTAAAATCCCAGGTGTGTTTGAAGAGGATGTCAAGCGTGTTAACCCTTTAGAGAAGGTGGCCGTGGCCCAAGCCGCAGGAACAGGACTAAAAATAGAGTGGCTACAGGAAAATACAACCACTGAAAGTGCTGTAATTGAGGCAGCTGTTGGACAGCAGTTGGTCTGGGGCGAAGATATGGAATACACCGAGAGGGAGTCAGTCCTCAGATACATCTATATCCAGAGGAAGTTAGACCGTTATGTACAGAATATCTATGGCACCTTTAATGATTACCGGGCACAGGTATTACTGGAATCCGAAAAAGGTCTGAAGCGCAGGATTGGTGACCGTATAATTTATGGGGATACTACTTATGGTGGGACTCCAACCCAATGGGATGGTCTCCATGCCCTAGTAGCTGAGAGAGGTACACCAAACTCAGCCACAGTGGTAGCTAACTCTGACCTTAACCTTGACAACGAAGATGCAGGACTTAAACTCTCCCTACTCAGGCGTATGATTGATGCCATGAAATTTGGTTGTGATGAGCTGTGGGTTCCTTCAGAAATAGGTATTCGTATTGACGCTGCCTATGCTGAAAGAGGATTCTACACCGAGAGCAGGGATGAACCTACTCATGGTGATATCAGCCTGTTGACCAGAGGTATGAACGAAATAGGTAGACCAATTATGTACTTTGCTGGTATTCCTATAATCCGAACCGACTATTTGGTTGATGAGGAATCCAACACTGGCACAGGCGCTACCAGTAACAAGAGAGCCGTTTATACCAGTGATAGGACTTTCTCCATCTTCGGTATCAGACATGGTAATGTAATGGCTAAGGAAGCTGGAGTTACCTTTGCTTTTGGTGGAACTGAAAATGTTGGTGACTTTTACGAAATCTTTACCTGGGAAAGACTAGAGGA